TAATACCAACTTGTATATCTGCAAATCGAGGATTTGAGGGATGTTTTCTAAGTTGTGATTGACCTGTAAAACCTGTAAGATCAACTACCCCAGTTCCATCAGCACTTAGTAATGTTAAATCCTCACTAAAAGTCTCACCGACATTTATGCTTATGTTTTTTCTATAAACAGTCATCTATATTATCGTTTATTGATATTTATGGATATATAGTTATGAATGTGTTACAATATGATTACTGCTTTGGAAGTCGATTATGAAAACCCTTGGATCTATGAAGGTCGCCCTTTTACCTCTGATGATATTGGTGACTACTACGGGTTTATTTACTGCATCACCAATATTAGCACAGGAAGAAAATATATTGGAAGAAAATACTTCGTACAGAAAAGAAAACCAAAAGGAGGAAAACGAAAAGTTACCTCAGAGTCAGACTGGAAGCGATATTATGGAAGCTCTGACGATCTTAAACGAGATATTAGAGAAATTGGAAAAGACTCTTTCAGAAGAGAAATCATCTCCCTCCATACAACCCTTGGAAAAGTAAATTACGAAGAGACAAAACAATTGTTTTTACACAACGTATTGATGGAAGCACTTGACGATGGGACACCGATGTATTATAATAGCAACATACTCGGACGCTATATGCGTAAGGATTATGGACAGTTTCACGAAAAATCTTAGAACTACTTATGATTGGTCAATAGACCGAATGAATGAATTATGTACTGATGGTGAATTAGAGCAACTTAAAGACGCTGTATCTATTCGTCAAGAGTTTGCAGAGTGGTTACTTAGAGAAGATAAAAGTGTCAATCACGATATCGTTTCTCTTGAATATATGGGAGAGGGTAGCGAGTATGATATATAATTTGTATTAAATAGTATTATGTTACAAAAAATAGTAAATGGAATCGCTATTGCAAGTGGTGTTATATCTCTCACCGTTGTTGGTCTTGGCGGTTACGTATTCATACGCAAGGATGCGATTATCGATAGCGTCAAAGGCAAGGTAATGGAAGCAGTCACCGAAAAACTTGGTGGTCTTGGAGACCTTGGTGGTTTAGGTGGAGGTGGTCTAGGTTTACCAGCACCATCAAATCCTATGGCAGCACCTTCCGAACCTACAGCACCAGAATCACCCGTACCATTCGGATTTTAAGGATTAAGTGTCTATATATAATATAGACATACCGATCCCATGGCTGAAGCAGTTAAAAAAGAAGAAGTAAAATCTAAAGGTCCTCTAGGTAAACTCAAAGAGGCAATGGATGACAAAGAAGAACAGATGATGATCCTGAGTACTTTTGTAAGACTTGGGATTTTAATCTGGGCAGGTGGAATATTGACATTAAATTACGTTCAATTTCCTGGTCTATCAAAACAAGATAATATCGATCCAACTTTCATAGCTTCGGTCTTTACGGGGGTTTTAGCTACATTTGGTGTTGAGGCAGGACAAAGGAAAAAGAATGCAGCATCATCAGGAGGAGGAGCAAGTATATCTAAGAAAGATATGGAAATATTAATTGAGAAAGCAGCAAATACAGCACCAGCACAAACAATTAGAATAGAACAAGCACCAATGGTTCTTGCTCCTTCAGTACCACCTAAGAAAGGATAATGGAAAAGCAAGTGAAATGGGGTAAATGGTTCGCTCTGGGATTAGGTGGACTCATAGGATTATCTCACATTGGTATGATAGGTTCTTTATCAAATCGTCAAAGTAAATTGCCAAGCATCAACTTACCAGTTGGTCCTTATACATCATACAAAGCAGATGTTAGTCATAATGGATATTACATAGAATATAAAGCAAACGATCCAAAAGTAATGCGTGTGGAAAGGGATAGCAATACTAAAGGTGGGTTTCTTGGATTGGCTAACAACAAAGTTAAAGTCGTTGAGCAATACACGATGGACGGTGCAGTTCACAATAAATCAACCACAATTACAGAAGGAACAACAAACGGAAAATCCGAAGCTTGTATCAAAGCAATCGGAGGAGCAGAGCAAACAGGAAGACTCGTGGGTTCAAGTGTTGGTGCCAGTGTTGCTCCTAGCGTCGCTAATATTCCCATTATTGGTTGGGTTGCTGCTGGTTGGGTAACAATGTTCAGTGGTAATCAAGGTGCAGAGATAGGTGGTGGTATGGCAGAGGACTTAAATAAGAATTGTTAAGTTGCAATTCTAAAATTTTCTGCTAGAATATACATAGAGAAAGTAAATAATTAAAATGGCAGTCTACCAAGACTACGAAATAAGAATCAATTTGAATGAATTGATTGAATCACGAATACCTTGTTGTGATTTATTACATCCTGATCATTGCTTAACAGAGCAACAGGTTGCAGAGATTGCACACGATATTCGTATGGATTTAGATTTACATCCTGTCTTTCATCAAGTAGATCAACATATTATGAGATACGTTGAAGCTGCGGGTATTGACAACAAAGAACACTGGGTAGAAGAGAGACTACCTGATTTACACGAGGAGGAAAAATGATTTTTGGATCAAACCCATCAGTATATACATTGCCAGGCACTTGGGAAGCACAACCATTTGTTCCAGTTGAATTAGTATTCAGCACTACAGTTGCAGTAGCATCTCTAGGTTTAGTCGTAGGTTTAATAGCAGGTATTTCAATTGTTAAGATAAGAAGAAAAAGAGTGTGATAGGTGTGGGAGTCCACACAAAACTGCGTATTTATACCTAGTATGATATACTAAATAATAATGTACTGGAGTTGAAACTATCATGTCCCATTACACACTTGGTTGGCACGACCAACTAAATGAGTATCACGAAATAGGCGAATATGCCGAAGACGCTTTTGAAGCAGTAAGACACGCAAGGGAGGATGTTCCGTATTTACACGAGCATCCTTTTTCTTTGGAAAAAATTGAGGAGGTCAAATGAAAAATTTACCAATCAAATCAACAACTATTCTATTTGGAATCGTTAGTTGTGCACTATTTGTATCAGTTAACTACGCTTGGGTATGAAACAATTTAACACTTGGGTGTTAGATACCACAATATACATCATTGATTTTCTCTATCGTGGTAGAGACTTTCAAAGATTCTGGGTTCTTGAAGTAATTGCGAGAGCACCATACTTCTCATTCATAAGTGTACTTCACTTTCGTGAGTCACTTGGACTACGAGGAGAAGACCATATATACTTAATGAAGGAACATTTCTATCAGGCATTAAATGAAACAGAACACTTGGAAGAGATGGAACTTAGAGACGGTAACAGGTATTGGATCGACAGATTCTTTGCCAAGCATCTCGTTTTACTTTATTATTGGATTATGGTTGGGTACTATCTTTTCGATCCTGTTGACGCTTACGACATCAACATGAAGATTGAAAAGCATGCCTTTGAAACTTATACAAAATATAGTGCATATCATCCTTTAGATACTAAGATTGCAGAGATCGCTCAAGATGAATATGAGCATTCCAAAGAATTACAAAAAGCGATGTTAATGATTGCATAGATAATACTAATCACATGTATTAGTTTATGTTATCTACCAATTATCGTTTAAGATTAGAAGGAATCTGTAAAGATATCGCATCAGGAACAGAGGTCAGTATGGGTGATATGATATGGGCAACAAAATTGGCGAAGGCAAATACTAGTGCAAGGGGTATGTTAAGTTCAGCGAGAAGAATCGCAACAGATCCAGATGGATCCTGTTTAAAGTATTTGGATATAGGAGATCCTAAGTCAAACAAAAAAGGATTTAATGGTGCAGATGATATAGCAGATTGGTTTAAAAATGACAAAAGTGATGATTGGAGACAACGTGACTAAAAAAGAAGAAAGAAAGTATGCAAAGAATCGAGAGGAATACTTTCGTGAATTTCATAGTGTTGTTGCACCAGTAATTGTGACAAATGGATATGATTATGAAAGAAAGTATGATGAGGAACCGAGTTTTTGTAAACACCCTGATGAATAAATTATTAATCATACCAATGTTCTTTCTGACAATGTGTGGCACTGCACCAGTAACGCCGCCTGCTGGTGCTTGCAGTCTACCTTTAGATGGATCGCCTGCTAATTGTCCTGATACTTTAGATGATATAAAATTAAAAAGAGAAGAATTAAAAGGAGAGATTGATATTTACGACCCAATGCATTGGCATTCAATAAACCAAATGTTTATAAGAAATGCAAGAAGAACACGAATAGAAAAAAATATGACCCAACCAGATGACGCTATAAATAAAGCACTTGCAGAATTTAACAATGGCGGAAATGATACCACCAAGTCGGAAGAGTTGTTACAACTTCCGAGTAACGGAGATAAACCGAGTAGTTGACGGTGACACAATAGATGTTACAATAGACTTAGGATTCGACCTTTACAAAAAAGAAAGAGTGAGAGTCGCTGGTGTTGATACACCAGAGAAACGTACAAGAGACTTAGAGGAGAAAGCACTTGGTATTGACGCAACTGAATGGCTTAAAGACAAGTTGGAAGGTGCTATTGACGGTGACGATGAGCTTACTATTAGGACTGAACTTGTTGGTGGCGTCGGTAAATACGGTCGTCTTCTTGGCTGGCTTTATATCGGGGATGCAACTGTGTCCCTTAACGAAGAAATGATTGGAGAGGGATATGCGTGGCCATATGATGGTGGCACAAAACAAAAAGACTTTGAAGAATTAAGAACACTTCGGAGAACTCGTGGAACACTCATTGAATAATGCCTTATGTCCAGAGTGTGATGCACACTGGATAGATGGACAACTATACTGGTCAAACGGAAAGGAGGGTTGCCCTCATGATCTCGCTGGTTTAGTATGTAATCAGATGTTCAAATACAAAAGTGGAGTGGTCAAATGTATCAATCCTTGTGTAGGTTCTGATAGTGGTCAAACATGGCGACATCAGACAGAACTAAATAACGAAGACAACCCTTAAAATTATGTTACAGAAAATCGTAAATGGAATCGCTATTGCTAGTGGTGTTGTATCTCTCACCGTCGTGGGTACTGTTGGTTATGTATATGTACGGAAGGATGCAATCATCGAAAACATTAAAGGCAAAGTAATGGAATCAGTCATGCCTGACCTCGGTGGTAATCTTGGTAGTATCGTTCCAGACTTCACAGGCCCTGCTGCTCCAGTTCCATCTAGTCCTATGCCTGAAGGCACTGGTCTTGGTATTCCTTCATTCTAGTGGAACCGATACAAGAGATTGGTGTTCCTAACGTAACCATTCCTCAAGTTAAACAGAGTGATTGGATATATGGAATACCTTTTATTCCAAATAATAATCCACCAGTAACACTACAGATTGGTTTTCCGATTGTGGATATGCCTGGCTGCGTGAAGATGCATAAAGATAATCAAGACCATGTTACTCGTTTACCTTTTGATAAAGACCTTGTAAATCAAGATGAGAAAGGTTCAACGACATTATGCCCGCACGGTGAGTATCCATCATATGATGCGATGGATTATCAACCAGAACAATTATTAATAACAAGAGAAACTCCACCACCAGAAGTCGCTCCACCACCAACACCGCCAGAGTTTAAACCTGATGCAATACCAGAGACAGAGCAAGAGGTAGCTTGCCCAGGCCCTGGCCAGTTAAGAGTTGGTGATGTTACACAATCAGGTGATGAAAGAGTAGTAGGACATCGACTTCTTGAAGACGGTAAAACTTGTGAGACATTATATGAACCTACCACACCACTTGAAAAATATGTGCCGCCGATAAATCAAGTAACATCTGTGACTGCACTTGCAGTTGTGGCCACAGCAGGTGCTGCTGCAACACCATTATTGATAAGAATTATAAGACCTGTAATTAAAAAATTATGGACTACTCTTCAGAAAAAATTAGGAAAAGGAAAGAAGAAAGAAGAACTAACCTCTGATAAAATACTTAAGAAGAATGGAATGAAAAAATTAAGGATTACCGATTGATATCTCTTTCAAAACACTCGCATCACCAGATGGTAGTGGATTAGGAGTGATTGAATGACTATGATTTGGTAGAGTGCCTGGAGGATTTACTAAGACGACATCGGCACATACGGCATAGTATGGCGATTTTTTATGAAACATGATGCCCGCTTTCATTAGTTCTCCACAGTTTTTCAAACGAGCTATTTCAAAGTCTAATCTTTTATTTGCAGTGCTCTGTTGCATCAATGCAATGTTTGCTGCTGCTGCATCCTTACATTGTTTTTGTAGTTTTTTATCTAATGGTTTCGACCAAGTTGCAGATACACCTAGAGATATTGTACTACTATCTTTCTGTCCTGTTCTTGTTGGAATATAATAGAGTATCTCGCCTGGATTATCAGGCACAGAATCATCATTGGCGTCAACGTTGTTGTACACTGGATCCATCTAATATTCCTCATACGGCCGCTTTATGGCAATATTTCCTGTGAGGAATGGAGTAACGTTCATGGTCGGGCCTTGACACTGTATTCCATTTCCATATGTGTTCGTTATATACGGCCCCTGTAAAACTTGTATAGCTTGATTGGTCACTGAGCCAGAGGAATTTGCCACAGGATTCGCTGTTGCAGAGACACCACCTACGTCACTCGCAAACGTGGGTGTTGCTGTTCCAACTGTGAGACACAACGATATCAGTTTGAGAATACGCTGGTTGTGTTTGTGACGCTTTGTATTTCTGTGGTTCTCTGTATTATTGTGTGATTTGTAAGGCCTGGCCCAGAAAAACTTTCTGTAAATTGGAAGGCTGCGCCTGGTGTTGTTATCGTGAAGTTTGGCTTGTTGTTTAGATCCAAATCCGTCCATGTTGAAGTCACTCCATTCAATGTATTACTATTTCCTGTTGTTGATGGTGGGGAAATAGAGTCGCCGTCGTGTTGTATATTTGTGCCCGTTATGACATACTGATAGCCAGTGTCATAGCTCATACTATTTATGGTCTCTGTCACAGTGCTCGTTGTTTCCGTCGTGCTCGTCATTGAGCCCTGAGTGAAATTAGGCACCACAGGAACAGACATCGCAGTCTGGACATTCGCAGTTAGGGCAGACACAACCACAACCATCGCAAGTTTTATCTTGGTGGTTATGAACTTTCTTCCACTGTTGTGCTGCCAAATTATCAAGGAAGTCATTTATCACTGGACGGTAAGCTCATTTACAAATTGGCCAGTAGCCACAGTGCCTGCGCCGCCAGCGGTTATTGTCATAACTCCCGCTGTGGTGATTGTTCCAGCAAGATCACCTGCTGTACCAGCAGCTGTTGATACTTGGTCTGAGAAGTTACTTACAGCGCCAACTGATGGTGCAGATTGTGATACTGCATCGCCTTGAACGTATGTAGCAGAGTAGCTGAAACTAGCGCCTGGAACATCCTGTGTTGCAGCAATCGTGCCTGGCGACATAACACCTGATGTGATTGTGCCAGCAGAAACTGTGTTCACTGTTGTTCCGTCAGTTGTGTCCACACCGTTTCCAGAGACACTCCAAGAACTGCCAATTCGCTCAACCTGAGTGGCTGCAGCGTCTACGTTGAGTTGAATACTGCTTGAGAGTTTGTGTGTGATGTCCGCCATAACAGGTGAACTAAATCCAGTCAATAATAATATAGGTAAAAATCTTTTCATTGTAATTTACAATATGCCTGCATTTATTTATTACAATTGTTTATTAACTTTAGGTATTGTATCCTATGATACTTGCCATTTATGTAAACTTTTGTTACCATAAATAACGGAAGGTGTTTCTTTTAACACATTTCACTCCCGCTAACCAAGACCTATGGGAGGATAAATTACGTCTTCATATCCAGTAGTGAGGGATTACTGGAAATAAGTTTCGCATCTACCCTTGATGCCCTACTTAAAAACGTCTTACTAATGACAACTTCTAATTTAACACGCAGTAGAGGTGGTCTCCTACAGGGATGGCCAGAGTTCTGCGAGTGGGTAACATCAACAAACAACAGACTATATGTTGGTTGGTTTGGTGTCCTCATGATTCCATGTCTGCTAACAGCTGCAGCATGTTTCATCGTTGCTTTCATAGCAGCACCTCCAGTCGATATCGACGGAATCAGAGAGCCAGTAGCTGGTTCTTTAATGTTCGGTAACAACATCATTTCTGGTGCTGTTGTACCTTCATCCAACGCAATCGGTTTGCACTTCTACCCAATCTGGGAAGCAGCAACAGTCGATGAGTGGCTTTACAATGGTGGGCCATATCAGTTGGTTATCTTCCACTTCCTCATTGGTGTATCTGCATACATGGGAAGACAGTGGGAATTATCATATCGTTTAGGTATGAGACCATGGATCTGTGTTGCTTATTCAGCACCAGTATCAGCAGCATTTGCTGTATTCCTAGTATACCCATTCGGTCAGGGATCTTTTTCAGACGGAATGCCTTTAGGTATCTCAGGTACGTTCAACTTTATGTTCGTGTTCCAAGCAGAGCACAACATACTAATGCACCCCTTCCATATGGCAGGAGTGGCAGGTATGTTCGGTGGTAGTCTCTTCAGTGCAATGCACGGTTCTTTAGTTACTTCATCTCTAATCAGAGAAACTACAGAAACAGAGAGTCAAAACTACGGCTACAAGTTCGGACAAGAAGAAGAAACATACAACATCGTGGCAGCACACGGTTACTTTGGTAGACTTATCTTCCAGTATGCTTCATTCAATAACTCAAGAAGTTTACACTTCTTCCTTGCTGTATTCCCAGTTGTATGTGTATGGTTGACCTCTATGGGTATCTGTACAATGGCATTCAACTTGAACGGTTTCAACTTCAACCAATCAGTTGTAGATGTAAACGGTAAAGTTATCCCAACATGGGGAGATGTTCTTAACAGAGCAAACCTTGGAATGGAAGTTATGCATGAAAGAAATGCACACAACTTCCCACTAGACCTAGCATCTGCTGAGTCTTCACAGGTTGCTTTAACAGCACCTACAATTGGTTAATCTTTTAACCACATAAAACATCGGGGTCGAAAGACCCCTTTTTTATAGGAGAAAATAATGGTAGCATCTACCTTACAAGCACCCACAAGGGGTTGGTTTGATGTACTTGATGATTGGTTAAAGAGAGACCGATTCGTATTCATCGGATGGTCTGGTCTTTTACTTTTACCTTGTGCTTATCTTTCTATCGGAGGTTGGTTCGTTGGAACTACTTTCGTTACAAGTTGGTATACACACGGTATTGCATCTTCATATCTTGAAGGAGCAAACTTTCTAACTGCAGCAGTGTCTACACCAGGCGATGCTATGGGTCATAGTCTTATGTTCCTTTGGGGACCAGAGGCACAGGGTTCATTTGTTCGTTGGTGTCAACTCGGAGGTCTTTGGAACTTCGTAGCACTTCACGGTGTATTCGGTCTAATAGGCTTTATGCTTCGTCAGTTTGAAATCGCAGGTCTTGTTGGGATACGTCCTTACAATGCTCTTGCTTTTTCAGCAGTTATTGCAGTATTCACAAGTATTTTTCTAATCTATCCATTAGGTCAGCATAGTTGGTTCTTCGCACCATCATTCGGTGTTGCAGCAATCTTCAGATATATTCTATTCATTCAAGGTTTCCACAATATAACTCTTAATCCATTTCATATGATGGGTGTAGCAGGTATACTTGGTGGAGCATTACTTTGTGCTATTCACGGTGCAACAGTACAAAACACTTTGTATGAAGACACATCACAATATACTGATGGTAAAATTCAAAGCACAACATTCCGTGCATTTGACCCAACACAGGAAGAAGAGACTTATTCAATGATAACAGCAAACCGTTTCTGGTCACAGATATTTGGTATTGCTTTTTCTAACAAAAGATTTTTACACTTCCTTATGTTGTTCGTTCCTGTTATGGGAATGTGGACATCATCTATAGGTATCGTAGGTCTTGCACTTAACTTAAGAGCATATGATTTTGTATCTCAAGAGATAAGAGCAGCAGAAGACCCAGAGTTCGAGACTTTCTACACTAAGAATATACTTCTTAATGAAGGTATGAGAGCATGGATGTCATCTGTTGACCAACCTCACGAGAACTTTGTGTTCCCAGAGGAAGTATTACCTCGTGGTAATGCACTCTAAACCAAAATCAGTATTTGATTACATTTACCCCGAAAAAAATTTCGGGGTATTTTTTTGTCCCTTAAGATTTTTTGCAAAATAAAAATTATATGATATAATATTGATATGTCAGAATTTAAATTAGATCAAATATTTTCTACACCATTAATGTCATTTAACTATGGTAAAATTAATGACGATGAGAATAAATTCATATCTAAATGTTTAGAGAGTACCACAGAAAATATTTTTAACTACAGTTCTACAGAAACATATGTTTTAGATAAAGGTTTATCCAAAATAAGACATTTTATTGAAGAATCAATTAGAACATATGTAGAGACAGTTATAATTGGTGGAAAATATGATGAATATGATTTTGATTTTCGGATTACACAATCTTGGTTGAATAAAACTTTACGCAATAGTGATGGTCATCATATACATAATCATCCTAATAGTTTTATATCAGGTGTTTTTTATAAGAGTAAATCCTGATGTTGATTACATTGTTTTTTCAAGACCAAATCAACAATTTTTTCAATTTCCTATTAAAGAATATAATACTTTTAATTCATACCAATGGTCAGTTGGTGTGAGTGAAGGTCAGTTGCTTTTATTTCCATCAACCTTAATACACGAAGTTAAACCACCAAAGGTAAGTGATATTATTTCATCAGATGATATCGATGTTTATGCA